AGTACAGCTGTATTAAATAAAACAGCTACATTGCAAAAAGCTATACATGTAGGATGGAAAAGATATTCTCAAGCATCTGATAATTTAAATTCTTATAAAGAAGGTTTAGATTCTATAATTCAGGACTCAGGTATATTAGACTTTGGTGATTTCTTTTCTAATAGTTTAGTTCAAGATTTAACTCAAAGAGATAATATATCTTTAGAAAATGCTTTAGCTATAACTGAATTACAGTTTGAATATTGGAATAATGTTAATAAAGGTATGTCTAAAAAAGCTGCTGAAAAAATATTTAGAGATAAATGCTATATTAATGCTAAGAACATACCAGCCTATAAAGATTTAAAGACTAGAAAAAGAACATTAAGAGAAAAGAAGTTAAAGAAAATAGTTGATAGATGGGCTAACTGGGCTATAACTAAAGAGTATCAAGCTTATCCTATAAGAGATATTACAGAAGATCAATATAAATTATTTAAACAAGCTATAAGAAAAATAAATAGTTTGCCTGCCAAAACATTTGAAAGCATAAATAAAACTGTGTTAGATGTTTTTGGAACTACATTTACAATGAGTGGATCTGAAAAAGAATTAAGATCCCATAGTTTTGTTATAGGTATTGATTTAGCTATTAATGCTGGCATTTTAGATAAAGACTTTTATTTTAAATTGCAAAACAATCAATTAACAAATGAAGACAAAATACAAGCTATAGAAATAGGTAGAGAGATGACTAGAGTTTTAGACTTTGGATTATCTAATCAAGATATAGGTGAAATAGGTAGGTTTGCAGGTGGTATAAACACAAAGTTTACCATATGGGCACAACAAAAATTTGGTTATGATTCAAGATTATTTAGAGATGCCTACAGATCAATGAAGATTAAAGAAGGCAATCCTTTATTTAATACAATGAAAGAACTACTATCATCTATGTCATTAACCAATCCATCCAAAGCTTGGGAAAAAAATGCTGACATAGCCAGGCTTAGAAATTTTATCTTGATGCAAGGACCTTTGACTTTAATTATGGATTTAGTTTTGTTTAGTCCTATTGGAGGTCCTTTTTTAAGAAGACTGCCTATTATCAGAAATACTTTTGCTATTAAAATAATGTCAGGAATAAGTTCTGATTTATTATCTTTAACAGTTAGTACTCCACTATATATATTGATGGCTATGATGTCAGATTGGGATGAAGAAGATGTTCAAGAAGATTTATTTTATAAGTTTAAAAAGATACCATTTTTAGGATATGGTTATGGATTTGCATTAGATACAATGTATTTATTATTAGGCATTGCTACAGACATGGAAGAAGAAGATGCACTGAAGAAGGCAAATAAATTGGTAGGACCATTTATTCCATTGCCTCCTCCAGCTGCAATCGCTGTAGAAGAAGCTGTAGATGTAATTATTGATTAATCTTTAAATCTTATCTGTTTATTTCTACTTTGCAATCTTTTGATTAAAGAATCAAACATTTTATCTTTAACTTCTTTTTTGACATAAGGACTATCTAACTTAAATAAGATATACATAAACTCTTCCATATCTTTATTAGTCTTTATCCACTCTTGATTTGTCATACAACTTCCTTATCATTGTGATAAAAGTTTCAATAGGTATGCATGCATAAGGATCTTTTCTGTTTTTCTTGACTATAAGTACTGGGGTGAGCTCTTCTTTGCAATTGACTTCACATTGTTCTACTGATGACCAGAATTGTAATCTTTCTACATTCTTACATTCAAAACTATAAGGTATTAACTTTCTAGCTGCAGGTGACAAAACAATATCTTCTCCTGTCATACCCATAGTTTGTGATTTTATATCATCTTCTTCAAGTGAAGGAAATGCATCTCTCAATGCATCCCTTACCATGTTTTGTAACTTTCTTCCTTTTGCCTTACTACTTTTAGGACTGCCCATTATTTAAACAAGTCTTCTAACGATACTTCCTTTGCTTTTTCTATATCATTTTTTAATGAGCTGTTTACTTCTTCAGTAAAGCTAATAAAGACTGATTGATCTTCTTTTCCATATTTTCCTTGTTTTATCCAGCCAGTCATTAGCATTTCTTTACCTTCTATTGTTGCAGTCCCTTTAAAGAAAGGACTATTCTTACCATTAGGATCATGTTTTTTCCATTTATTTAACCAACCTGTTCCTAGGTCTTTCCATCTACTTCCTGCCATCTTGTTCTCCTTATTTTAAACCCTAACACAAAAAGTTAGGATTGCTTCTTTATTTTATTTGGATACATTTTTAAGTAAGCTTCTATCCACCAGCAATTGCCAGAAGCTTTTTTAGCTATTGATAATCTTCTTTGATGAGATGTTTTTGAGTCTTTATATATGCTGTTTGATTTTCTTTTCTTCTGTATCTTTCTTTCTGGAAACTTTGACATTTACTATTTCTCTTTCATTTTGATCAACCTGATCAATGTCTTGTCCCTCTTCTCAATTCATGGTATAACCACAATTTTGACATTGATAATGACAGTTTAATATATAAACATTTTCATTACATATCATACAGTTACCTATTTTCATATTCTGTTTTCCATTTCCAATATTTTATGTATATTTTTTTACACAGCTTACAAGCATCACATCTACAACCCATGCTATATGAAACATAGCTAGGATGATTATTTATTGATGTTGCTGCTTTAGCTGAATTGCATGACAAATGTGAGTAAGCAATATTGTCTATATCCCAAAACAAATCATTAGAATTATCAAGCCAAGGATCTATGTGATCAATAGATAAATCTTTGTAGTTATCTATTTTTTCATCACATCTTAAACAATAGTTTAATTCTAGTTTTTGAACTAAACTAAAGAACAACATTTTTTTTAATCTATTAGATGCTGTGCTGTAAGATATCCCTAACTGCTTACTTTTCTTTTTGTTGCTGTTTTTGCTGATTTAGGTTTTCTCTCTTTCTTTATGTAAGTCATAAACCTTTTTTCATCTTTTTTAAATCTAACATATTTTATGAAATTATCACCAACCATATCAACCATTTCTTGTAGAACCATTAATTGTTGCATTAATACATTAGTTCTTTCTTCTAATTGTTTTACAGTTAATTTTTTGTTAAAATTTTTTTTCATTTACTCCTTTCAATAGATGGAGGCTGGTATATCTTAAAATGTTCATCGATAAACAGGAGGAGTTACCAGCCCCCTCTATAGTTTTAGACTAACTATTGATTTAGTTTCTTTCTAATCTATCAAAAAAGTCATCTTTTTGTAATGTCTTTGCATAATTCAAGAAACCAGTAGTAAGATAATCATTGTTATTGTAATCTGCTACTGTTTGCTTTTCTTTATGCCATAAAACATGTGTACCAGCATTAAGAAGATCCCATGATGTTATATTCTGATTTTCAGTATAATATTCATCATTATAGATTTGATCTACTATTTTGCCAAAAGTTGATGTTGCAATCTTTGGAATAAATTTATTTCTAATATTACCCATATCATTAATAGTAATATTATCAGTCGTCAATTTACTACAAGTTGTTGCAAAATCCTTAACATTAGTACCAGCATGTTTAATTATTTCAGCTGCAGATTCCATTTCTTCTGCCCAGTTTTCATTACCATGAGTATGTTTGAATCTGTAACTTTGAAACAAATTCTTTGACATCATACCATTTTTACATAATAATCTATAGGCAAATATAGAAAACTTACCTGCAGTTGAGCCATCATAACTGTTGTTAATCATAATGCCTACACCAAGATTATCTCCTACAGTTACTTCTGCATCAATCTCATCTACAGCTTTGTAGCATCTGATAAACTGTTTTCCATTGAAAAATGTTTTATCTAAGCTAAAATCTATATCTGAATAATCTATAACTTTTTCTACCATATCAGTAATTTCTTTATTGTTAACTAACATATAGTCATTACTTACTATGCCTACCTCATTCCATGGCTTTTCATAATTCAATGAATCTTCTATATGTATTGAGTATGCAGAAGATTGTACATTATCTCCAAACAATGGAACTTTTTTTATTCTTGCAAATGGGTCATTTAATTGTTTCATCACTTTAATCCTTTCACATAAGGGTTCTTCTTTAATTCTACTCCTTCTATCTTTTTACCTTTCTTTAGGTCTTTGAGTAGATTCTTCTTGTCTAGCTTTACTACTCTGTGTTCTACCCAATATTCTTGTGGTATTATAGATTCATCTACTATATTAACAGATGTTGATTCCATAATCTTTATTGGATTAAAATCAGAGTATTTAGGCATTTTATCAACAGATATATTTGCTTCTATTACTAGTTCTTTTAGATTTTTTTGAGCTGTCTGTCTTTTCTTTATTTCTTCTTCTATCTTTTCTTTATATTCTTTAGCAAGCTCAATATCTTTATCTAGTTTTTTATAGAACCAATATACACCATCTTCTTTTCTAGCAAGTTCAGTATATAAACCTGCTAACTTTTCTTTTATCTCTTGGTCTGTAAGGCTAAAGTCATCTTTAGCCATTACTATATCAGTTGTTATATCTATGAAACTTCTTTTCTTTGACATTAATATCCTTCCTGTATCATGTTTAGACCATCTAATCTAAGACTAAGATTCAATTGTTCTTTTTCTCTGTTAGCTACAGTCTTAACTCTTATTCTTTTTATTCTATTACCATCCATTTTATCTCTATCAGCATGCAGTGATAATATTTTGTTTGCAGAATATGCAATTCTAAAGCTACCTCTTGAAGCAGATATATCATTTACATTGCCTTCTCTAATAGCACCCTTGCTAATTTCTGAAACAGTTATTACTACTACATTTTGTCTAATAGCTAGTGTTCTAAGACCCTCTGATATTTCTTCCATCTTCATATTAGCATCTTTATGATTAGTATTAAGTAGACCCATATGATCTACTACTACAATCTCAGGCTTTTGTGCTAATGATGATATTCTTTTTTCTATTTCAAATGGATGACAGTTATTAGTATCAAATGTAAGCCACTGAAAATCTTTGTGCAGACCATTCTTTTTATTTCTATAATAGTCAAGTATTTCTTGTTCTGACATACCTGTTTGTATTTGTAGAAATCTCATGTATATTTGTCTTGAACTCATTTCTAATTCAAGAAAATATGTTGGTCTTTTAAGTTGACAAAGCCAATTCTGTATTAGCATTGTCTTCATTGATTTAGGTGGTGCTTGTATAACTAGTACTTCTCCTGGATAAATAGGAAAGTCTTGATTATATAGTTGACCAATGTTGATAGGCTCTACATTAGAATCAAGAAAGTCAATCAACAAGTCTTCCATATTTTCTGCAGTTATTGCTTTTTGACTTTTCTTTGAACTGTATAATGTACAACTAGAATTACAGAAATGATCCATAACTGAATCACCACATCCATATCTATATCCTTTACCATTATGTCCTGTATAACAATTCTCTACAATAGTATCCATTTCTTTTTTTAGAAATGGTTTATCAGGCATGTCTACTCTTTGTCTAAAGTCTTCCATTACAACTCTTACAACATGTTCTGGATATCTATCTTTTAGCCATGCAGCAATTCTTAGTGATACATTATGTCTTGATCCATATGGTGTGCCTTCTAACATCTTTTGTATGCAAGGATAATAAAAAGAATCACCTGTTCTGCTTGTTGTAACTATTGGTGTAGAAGATGCTACTTTTATTCTTTTCATTATATCAAAGACTGGTGTCTCTTCTTCATTTTCTACTAGATACCAATCAGGTAATCTCATTTTAGTAGCAAGTCCTTTAATATTTTCTATGTCTGTATGTAATTCAGATTCAGATATAGGAATTTTAAACAAATTAGATTTACTGTTTTTTGTATTAGTAAGTCTAATAATTCTTGTTTTATCTACTACTGAGCTATCTGCAAAATCAAATATACCATTAGATGTAAGACAATCTTTCATTCTTAGATGCAAGTCTTTAGATGGTTCCCATTTGAATATACCTTGTGATACACCTACATGGAAGCCAGTTCCTGAAAAATATAGTCTGTACATTACATCAAATTCTTTCAAAAATTCACATAGACCTATTGTAAGTTGTCTTGCTCTTTCTGAACTATCACCATCTACATCAAAGTAAAATTCTTTTGGCATATAAATTTTACCATCATAACCTGCAAGTGTTTGATTCTTTTTGTAGTATTCTTGAACATAGTCATCATAGCTGTATAGACTAGCATAGGTATCTTTAGTGCCTTTCCATTTACCTAATTCATCTTCAGATATAAAATGATGTCTGTTTGCAATACCAAATGCAACTTCTTTTATCATGGTTACTCCTAAATGGTAGAGAGAGGAGTTGGCGACTCTCCCCTCTCTTTTGGTTCATCTTATCTTAATCCCAAGGATCTGGGTTGTTTTTTGAGGAAGGACTATTGTTAAGATATTTCTTTATTCTTTCTTCACAAGAGTTTTTCATTCTATCTACACCTGCTTCGTCAAACTCTTCTAAGTCATTCTTGAATACAGAAGGAGCTATTATTTCTGAAACATTAGTATAGCCTTGATCATTTTTGTAGAAATAAACATTCATTTTATTTCCTACTAAGTTTTCAGGTTGATCATCTATTCCTATAGTAGTATTGCCATCACTACCTTCCAAGACTTCTTTTATTCCTGAATTAGAAAATCTAAATAAGTTTAATATTGCAAACTCTTCTTTAGTTTCTTTGTTATACTTTTCATGTATTCTAAGTTTTAAGCTATCAGGATAGCCATCAAAGAATATATCTAAATATTTAGTGCCTTCTCCTGTATTGTATTTGCCAGGAACAGCTTTAGACATAGTTACTTCATGCCAACCTTCTCCAAATGATACTCCTGTAGTCTTCTTTATAGTTAATGTTTTCATTAAGATTCCTTCCTTATTGTTTTAAGACTATATGTTTTACCTGAACCTGGTGCACCAATGATTAATATCTTTGCACCATTCCAGCCTTTCTCTTTAACTGCATCAATTACTAATCTATAATCCTGTGGTATTTCTGCAGCTAGTAATTGAGTTCTATCTTTAGCATTGTCATATCTTTCTGTTCTTTGTGTTCTCCACATAAATGTACTGTTACCTTTTAAGTCTGTAACAGATTTAGTATAGAATACAAAGTCAAACCATTTAGATATGTCTTCTTTGCTTGATCCATCTATATATGGTATGAGTTTAGTAGTGCCATCATCCATATGTTGTGTTTTGCTATGACAATTCATAATCACAATGCCTGGTATCTTTGTTAGCATGTCAAGCATTTTATCTAGATTATTCTTTAGTTTGCCCCACTCTTTTAGTTTCATTGTACCATCTTCAAGAGTAAGAGACCTTTGGTACTTTTTAGATAATTCAGAAACTGTATCTACTATTATCCCTGATATTTCTGTGTTATTAGCAGGTTTAATTTCTGTTTTTTCTTGTTTAACAACTGTATTGCCAATCTTTACTTCTTCTACTACTTTGAATGGTTTATACAATTGCTTAATAGTTGTAGCAAACTCTTTCCAACTACTTGATTCTAGCATAGGGTAGCCAAATAATTTCTGTACATCTTTGGGGCCACCAAGTGTTTTAGACCCATGCTCTAGGTCAAAGTATAATAACTTCATTTATTCTCCTTTTGATAAGACGAGAAAGGACTGCAATATGCAGCCCTTTTCTGCCTGATAATTTAGTATAAAATTACCCAAAAACACAAAGGTTTTAATGTATAGTAAAGCCTCCAGAGTTTTTACAAAAGTCTATAAACTCTAATACATTGTCTAATGTAAGAGGATAATGTTTATTAAACCCTTTTTCTTTAGACCTTTTTTCTTCATATTCTTTTATATCAGCATGTATTTCTTCCATGTTGTCTAATAGTCTTTTGCATATTTTATTAGCTTTCTTTTTTACTATAGCATAGCCTTCATTCCATTCACCAGCTTTTATGTCTTTTTCAGTCAATATATCTTCACAATGTACACATATAAGTTGCCATAATGGTCTCCAATGCCATACATTGTTTCTAAAATAATGACCTTTTTCTGTTTGTGGATCTAATCCATATATGTCAAAACCCATTAGTCTACTCCTTTTAGTTTCTTTTCTAGTTCATCTATTGCAAATTCAAGATCATGTAATGCTGAGTCAGCAGAATCTAATGCATTTCTACATGTTGATATTTCTGAGCTAACATTTGGGTATAGATGTATGCTTGGCTGTTGATATTTTTTAAGATTTCTTATTACAGATGAAAGTGTTTCAGTTGTTCTGTTTAATTTATCTATATCACTATTGTAAGACATATTAAGCTCCTAGTTGTGGTACACCTGCACCAGTTAATATTTTATTGACTTCAGCTGTTAGTCCATCAAGTTCATTAATGCCATGAAGAA